TGTGCTGTTTGCACCGAGTGGACCTCTGTTGTCAACACCAAGTTTTTGGAACTCAATAATCAAGAAACCAGCAGTGGCTCCGACAAGGTTTGCAGTAACATTTGCAGTTGCGTCAACTTTAATCTGTCTACCATTGCCAGTAAAATCTAGATAGCAGGTAGAATCAATAACAAGAACAACGTTAGCACCGCGTTTGATCTCCCAGTAAGCAGCGTTTCCGGATGGAGATCCAGCCCAAACCTGATTAATTGCGAGCGAATGAACGTTTTCACCGCCAATTGCTACGTTTGAAACAGAACTATTTCCCTGGACAACGATGAGTCCAGTATTAGAGTTGGCGTGGATGGACACTGAACCGTTTAGTTTGTTATCCATAATTGTATATGGCATGGGTTATTCCTCTTCAGTCAATCCAAAAGCTTCGGCAATTCTTTCATAACCATCTTCTTCGCCGAGAACTTGAAGAAATAGTTCTTTATTTTCTTCAGAAAGATGAGCAAAAATATCATAAATTCTAGGATCATATGATTGTTTTAGAGTTCCATAATATCTTTTTGCATCTACCTCATCTTTTGCTTTTTCGGCTTTTGACCATGGGCTATTAGGACCATTCATAATTTTTTTTGCAATTTTTTCAGCTTTTTCTTTTTTGCTGAGACCAAAAACTTCATCAATAGACGATTTCGGTCTAATGTTACCCGAACGTTTCATCAGTTTCTTAGCTTCGGCTTCATGTTCATCAGCTTCATCTGATAAGCGATTACCCATAGCAACTCGAGAACTTCTGTGATCATCTTTAAGAGAATCAGCATCTCTTCTTTTTCTTGTAGCTTTAGCCAGTAAACGCCTGACTTCTTTTTGATCAGTGTCTATGTCATCATAGCCCTCATAAACAGCTGCGTCCCCGCCTGGATCATAACCATGATTGGGAGAGCGTCTAACTGTTCTCACATTTGATGCTTTGAAGACATCATCACCGTTACCAGCTGGATCAGGATGTTCTACTGTTTTGTGTTTTTTATAGAAATTCTTGGTTGCTACTGTATTGTCTTCGGGTCCTTGAAGCTCTCCCAACCTTGCCTTTAAGTCTTTAAGTTTCTTTACCATTATTATTTTCTCGCTCTAAGTTTTTTACCTAGATCATGTAGTTCTTCTTCAATGGCGGGATCTTCCTCGTTAAAAGAATCTTCATCTTCAAGGTCGAAATTATCTAGATCTTCATCTGAAACATCAAAGTCATCTTCTTCTGGATCTACCGATTCCCCAAAAGCCGAAGCTGTCATATCAGATTTAATTTCATCGGCTTTTTGTACAACGAGTCCAAGTAGGATCTCATCAAACTTTTCTTTGAATGCATTTGGTTTCTGTTCTAGAGCAAATTTTAAAAGTTCTTTAGTTTTGTCTGACATAATTGATAATCTCCTGAGATCTTTTATTATTTATAATATTATTTTTTTGCTTTTGGTTTCTTGTCCTTTGGCCCCGCGTCTTGTTGAGGCTGAGGTTCAAGAATCTGGGGGTTTAAGATCGGGTTTTGCATTTCCTGCATTATTAATTGATTTTCCTCTTCAATATCTTCTTCGGTTTGTTTGAGGAATTTCTTGCGGACTGTTTCGTGTGAGATATATTTGCCAATGAATGGTTCCATATCCATCAATAGATTCATTCTTGTGTTCATAACCTCGATATCTTTCATTTCGGCCATGTGACTATCATCAAGGAATACGTATTGGAAATATGGTTTAAATGCTTTCCATTCTTGATCGTTCATAATCCCCCTGAGAATAAGCTGTTTCTCTAATAGGGTGTTGAATAGTTCTGAGAATTTTGTTCTTAGTCTTCTGATAAACTTAGAAAACTTTACCTCGTCTCTGGATATTTCAGTAGCTCTTCCTAATGAATAAACCTGGCCAGGATCGAGTCTTGAGATAGGAACGTTGAGTGATTTATATAAGTTGTTTTGGAAATATTGAATATCTTCAATTTGTCCGAGATTTTGACCGCCTGGCAATGTGGTAATTTCTGTTCCCTTACCGCCTTCTCTTCTTGGAAGCCAGAAATCCTCCAACATGGTCATGTATTTGCGTTCGTCTCTTATTTGTCCCGAAGCTGCGTCATAGGTAACTTTGTTCTTGAACTTGTTCATAATATCCTGAAGATATTGTTCTGCTTTCATCTTTGGAAGATTACCAACGTCGACATAGAAAATTCTTCTTTCAGGAGCTCTGGAGATTCTGTAGATAACCAAGCTGTCTTCCATAGCCTTAAGCTGGTTTAATGGCTTAATTGCCTTATGCAAATGTCCAATAACTAGATCACCTGAACTACTGGTCAGACCACTAGTAATGTGGGCGATTGAATCTTTGGTGATCTTGATTCCTGTAACAGCCTGATCAACTGGAGCAGTTGATGGTGAGGCAGGAATCTTACCAAATCCTCTTGGGTTGTAAACATAGTATTCGTCAACTGTTTGTGTAACTGGAACTGTTTGAATTCGGCTAGATTTAACTTGTCTTACTTTTCTGATCTTTCTGGGATCAACATATCTCAATTCTTGAATTCCAAATTGTGGTTGTTTATTATCAATAATAACATGATAATATAATCTTCCATCAACATACCAGTTTCTGAAAATATCATATCCTTTATTTTTAAAATCTAAAACATTCAATACTGTTTGAAATTCTTGAAGAATTAGTTCTTTGATTTTAGGAGGTTGTTTTAAATCATCTAGATTTAATTTTACTGTGTCGTTACCATCTTCTAGACATATAGCCTCATTGATGATGTCATCAATCGCCATATCAATTTCAGGAGTAAGAGACATTTCTCTGTATTTTGCAACAGCTTCTGCGTCGTTTCTAACGCTACCATCAAGATCAATATAAAAACCTTGGGCACCACCTGTTGCAGATGTAATTACTGCCCCGTCGTCTTTTTGCTCTGGTGCAAACGAGACGACGGGTTTCTCATCCCTGGTAATCTTGAAACCAAAAAAGTTTAAGTCCATAATATCAACTCCACATAGAAGTTATTTAATATTTAAGAAATAGATTAAATCTAGTTTCCTAAATCGCCAACACCTGAACCCTTTAGAGTTCCAGTGTTTCCGTCAACGACAGTCCAATAATCATACTCGAAAACAACAGAAAACTGTTCAATCTGGTCGTTTGAAGCCCATTCTAGATTGATTTCAGAGATCTGAGCTGGGAAAATACCTTCGAACTTATAGGTTCTTAGAACATCATTTTTACCTTTTTTACCATATTGACGAACAAGTGCAGAAGTTTTATAGTTGTTTCCCAAAAAAAGATTTCTTTTATTTCCAACCATCTCATTGATAAGGTTAGACCAAGTTTCAAGAGCATGTCTAAGTTTGAAATCTTCATCGTTCAGAACGTTTACCTGCCAAGGCTGGAAAGTTCTGTCTCCAGCATATTTGACAAATCTTCCAAAGAATGGAACCTGGATTACACCCAAGGTAGAGGAGGGGATTTGTGCCGCCTGAACCTTAAGTGTAATATCTCTTTCAGGGTTCGCCAGATTGGTTATTACAGTTGGTAACGTAATGGTGACGTCAAAAAGGTTTGGACGAGCCCCACCATATTTAAGACCATTGTTTCTCATTTCGTTAATATTGAAAGCCATGTTTTAATCTCCTATTTTTACTATTTATTAGAACTGGCCAACAATTTCATTGAACTCAACAGAAGTACCAACACCAACGAAATTCAACTGGATAAAGTTGATTGATCTTGCTGGTTTGATATAGATGTCACCAACAAACTTGGCAGCATCAACGATTTCTCCAGGGTTGTTTGTTTCGTCGCAAACAACTTGGAAATCGGTAATACCTCTTCTACCAGCAACTTCTCTTAGGAATGGTTCAACGATATCCTTGAACCGTTGTCTTGTGAACTCGTCATTAAACTCGAACAGAAGCTGGTTAGCTGCAGTTGCGATGGTCTTTTCAAGGGTAATAAAGAGCCTTCTGACGTTGATGTAATCGAATGCACTTCCCTGATTTAATAGAGTTTTATCTCCAAAGAGAACTGTTCCTTGGCCTGGGAAAGTAACAACAGGGTTAACTGAAGCTGTGTACAGAGTGTCTCTGTCTGCCTTAGTTGGATTCCATGCGAGCTTGATTACGTTTTTGATGGAGCCACGATTAAATCCAGCAGGAGAGAACCAAGGATCTCTTACCTGATCGGTTCTTGCGGCCAGACCAGCAATGTCTCCATTTAAAGGAACCCAACGATACATATCATTATATTTGTCATACTGATATTTGTATCCAGAGTCAAGAACAGCATAAGAACTATTTCTCATGGAGTTTCTGAACCCCACAACACCGCTTGCTTCTGATCCGAAATTGTTAAGGACAAGGCTTCTTGATGGTGATACGAAAACCACACAATCTTTTCTTACTTCTGCGATGTTATCGATGATATAATTTGCCGCCTGAACACCATTTACTCCAGTTGGTTTACCTGCAATTAGGAGAGAAACGTCGACTGAAGAAACGTCAGTAAAGACATCCCAAGCTGATGCCAGATCAGCAACTGCAATGCTGCTTTCTGAAGTCCCGTCTCTTCCTCCAATTAGTGATTTGGTATATGGAGTTGTTGCAGATGACGAAGTAACGTTTAGAGCAGTGTTTGATGCTGCACCCGAGCGATCAGCAGCCCACCAAATATATTTGGAGAAATCATTAATTGCATTTTTGTAGTAGGCGCTTGATCCATCGGTATTCTTAGCATCTGTTGCTCTTGATAGGTTTACAAAAGTTTCAAGAACGGTTTCGGGTGTTCCACTGATCTTTCCATCTTCATCAATAACCACAACAGATACTTGGTCGACGGCGGTTGATCCAACATCACTTAGTGTTTTTGATGTTCCTGGAGCCTTTCCTACAACTGAAGAGTATTCCCAGTAACGAACAAAGCTATTTGCGGTATATGCAGTTGAAAGATTATATGTTGATTCAAAGGTGACCGCAAAGTGGGCGGTATTTCCAGTTGTTGTTACTGATTCTGAGATTGATTTAATTTGTAGTTTTTGTCTGTTGATTGAGCTGTTTCCAACTTCAATAAAGTCGCCAACCACAAGTTTGTTCTTAATTGCGTTAGCAACGTTTGCTGCAGATGCAACAGAAAGAGTTGATGAGTTTGCAACGAACATGTTAGAAGTTGTTGCGTTTAGAGCA